ATCCGAATTAGATCCATACTATGTTATTAATGGAATACCCTTAATAGAGGTTAAATATAACTCAGATTATTGGATAATTACTGATGAAAACCGACCCCCATTAAACATTGCAGGATACAAAAGCCCTAAAGATTTTTGTTGGGAATGTCCATATTCTCCATCTCTAATGGGATCGTACAGTAAATATAACTATACACCAAGACAAATGTTTTTTTTAGATTATTTTATGTCAGGGGACACTTTAAAAGTATTAGTTGAAACTACCTTTAATTCTGATATAGGAAGTAGTATAGTCATAGAAGATGTTTTTAACATAATTGTAGATTAAAATGGTTGAAAGAATTACACCTCAAGAAGCAGAAGAATTTGTCCCTATCAAGGAAAATTACTCAGATACTAGTGTATTAGCGGCTTCATATTTTACTATAACTCCTTCAAAAATGGGAGATGATTGGGAAGATATTACCTACTATACAGCTAGAAAAAAAGCTAAATATTTAAATAGGAAAGGAATTGGGGATCAATGGGTTTATATTTTATCTAATCCAACCCAACCTGGAATTTATAAGATAGGGTATACAAAATTATCTCCAGAAGAAAGAGCAAAACAAATATCTAGTGCAACGGGTGTAGCGTTGCCTTATGAAGTACAATGGGCTTTTCGTTGTTTTAACGGTGAACTATTAGAAAGCGAGGCACACCACGCATTAAAAAAATATCGCATTAATAACGCAAGAGAATTTTTTGAAATAGATTTAGAATTTGCAAAATCTACTATAGAGAAAATTGGAAAAAACTTTATTTAATATTTATGATTGAAATGATTGGTTATGATAAACAAAAATAAAATATTTGAATTATTTGGATCTTCTATTGAAGAGGAAAAGGATTTTATAAACACTACCTCTAATATATTAGATGACCCCTTTAATAAAATTGGTATGTTTACTAAACTTATTATTAATCACATAATTTTCCACCAAAAACTAAGTAAATTTTTAAAACATGAATCTAGTATAACAATAGATCCAGAAGAAACTGAAAGAGCATCAGCGTTTGCCATTTTTAATAGAGCATGGTTTTACATAAATAAAATTGATTTAGATAATAAGTTAGATTTAGAAGCAATAATAAAATTTAAAAATAATCCATTTATTGATACTTTAAATGAGGCAATTGGGTATTTTGAGGAAAATGAAGAGTATGAAAAATGCGCAAAATTATTAAAAATAAGAAAATTAAAAGATAATTGTTAAAAAACGTGGAGAAGCAAGAAATTGTATATAACTTGGGAATACGGGTTTTGACAAAAATAATTAATACAAATGAAATAAGATAAGATGTAGAGAAAAAGTAGAAATACCGGGGAAGGAAAAATAATCAACAATATAAATAAAAGTCATGAAAAATAGAAACTATATAAATAAGCAATTAGACAATTTAGAGGGAGTATTAGGTAACCTAAGAGGTATTGTTAGTAAGCAAGAACCACTTGAAACATATTTAAAAGGAATAGAAAAAGCAGGAGAATTAGTAGAGGAAATTAGAAGTCAAATTGAAAATGAGCCATTAAGCGCTCACGAATAAATTATATATGAACCTTACAGCAGAAGAAATCCAATCTAATTGGGTTGAGTTTAATAGTAATATTAAAACATATATTACGGGTGATAGAAAACAAAATTTAATTGATTTCTATAAAAAATATGAAGAGCGTGTTATATTAATGCCTGCTGCTCATAAAAGAGAATATCATAGCGCCTTTCCTGGTGGATATGTTTATCATGTAAATAGAGTAGTTAAAGCATCACTTAAATTATACCCTATATGGGCTGAATTTGGAATGGATAAAGATACTTTTACTATTGAGGAATTAGTATTTTCTGCTATTAATCATGATTTAGGTAAAATGGGAGATGCTGATAATGAAGCTTATATTCCTCAAACAGATAAATGGAGGAGAGAGAAATTAGGAGAAGAGTATATGTTTAATACTAAAGTTCCATTTGCCTCCGTTCCTGATAGAAGTTTATTCTTACTTCAATCACATAACATCCAGTATTCATTTAATGAAATGGTTGCTATTCAGATACATGATGGTTTATATGATGAGGCTAATTCAAAATATTTAAAAGGATTTCTTCCAGAACAAAAACCACGTACATCACTTCCACTACTCCTACATCAAGCAGATTTAATGGCTGCGCGATTAGAATTTGAAATGGAATGGTTACCAAAACTTCTTAATAAAGATGTGGATAAGCCAAAAAAATCATTTACATTGAACCATAATAAAAACACAACTGCTAAATCTAAGGCATTAGGAACAATATCCAGCCCAGGATTAAAAAGTATGTTAGATAGCTTATGATATTAGAAATAGTAATAGGAATTTTATCCCTCTTAATTTTAATGTTAATGTATATTCTTATAAATCTCCTTAATAAATTAGAGAAGACAGAAGATATTATATTAGGCTATGATAAGTATATAACGGAATTCAGTAAGCAAATTGAATTCTCCGATAAACGACTAAAGGAAATTGACGCTAAGGAGATATTTAAAAGTGATGATGAAATTGGTTGGTTTTTTGAACAAATAAAGGTAATCCAAACGAAATTGTCAACTTTTAAAATCAATTAATGATTAAGAAGAAACGTAAACCTAAAAGTAAAAATTATTTTACTCAAGAAACAGAAGATGCTATTGTATTATATAATGGATCTACAGATTCAGAGTTTAAATCAACATTGTATAAGGAAAAAATCCATTATGCATTTTTTAAACTTACAGAAAATATAATTCACACTTTTAAATTTTATCATACCGAAGTAGAGGAATTAGAGCATCTTCAACATGAAATAATTGTTTTTTTACTTTCTAAAATACATTTGTTTGATCCTTCTAGAGGAGCTAAGGCATACTCCTATTTTGGTACTATTGTAAAAAGGTGGTTAATATTATATACTACTAAAAATTACAATACTAAAATAAAGAAGGTAGATATTGATGTTTTAGTACAGGATAATTCTACTCATTCATATGATATGGATACTAGTGATAGTATAGTTAAAGATGATTTGAGTAAATACATAGATATTTTTGTTAATCATATAACTGAAAATGTTTTTGAATTATTCCCTAAAAAGAATGATGCCCAAGTAGCAGATTCAATTTTAGAATTATTTCGTAAACGAGATACAATAGATGTATTTAATAAAAAGGCACTTTATATATACATTCGTGAAATAGTAGATGTTAAAACCCCTAAAATTACAAAAATAGCAGATAAATTGTATGTTATATTTAAGTCCCAATATTTCTTCTATTTAGAGAACGGATATTGTAAGTTTTAAACTTACTCCATTTCCATATTTATAATTAAACTAATATTATGAGTGGATTAAATAGTATTGTATTTGGGAAAAAGAAATTTTCCGATATATTAAACGAGATATATAACAATCAAAAGAAAAAGGAAGACCAAATATCAGGTCTAATCTCAGAATTAAAACCTTTAGTACAAGATATAGGAGACGCGACTCTTATAGTGCCGCTCATCAAAGAATACTTAGAAATTGGCGTGAGAAACGATGAACAATTAATTAAAATGTCAACTATAATACAGCGCGCGATTACAAATAGTAGTAGTGAAGATTCATTAGGTATTACCGATTCTGAAAAAGAAGAATTAATGGCTGAATTAGATAAATTAAATACAAATTTATCAACTACTAAGTAATTATGGACAAGGTTGGTATCTCATATTTAACCCAAAGAAATAACACTCTAGGTAATTTAGAAGAGCTAAATTTAATAAATGATAAAATGTTAACTGCAAGAGTAGTTGATATTTCATTGAATAGCAATTCTCAATTATTTTCTAAATCAGGTGAATGGAATGGTATTGGTACTATTCAATATCAATTAGTATCAACTCCTACTTCACCCCAAGTTTCAAACCAATCTTTATCAAGTAATTTAGCTAAACCTTTATTCCCTCAATTAAAAAACTATCCACTAGTTAATGAATTAGTAGTTTTACTTAAATTACCTACAACAGGTGATTCTCAAGCTACAGGGACATATGAATATTATTATCTAAATTCTATAGGTATTTGGAACCACCCAGAACAAAATGGTATTCCTGATATTTATTCTAATAATACCTCTACTTCTCCATCTCAAAATAAAAGTAATTCATCCATCGAATTAGGTAATACTCAACAACCAAGTGATCAAACTTTTGAACTAGATCTAAATGGTAGAAGTGGAGGATCATTTATAGAAAATGGAAATATACATCCTGTTTTAGCATTTGCTGGAGATAATATTTTTGAAGGTAGATTTTCAAATAGTTTAAGATTAGGTAGTACATCTCCCTCATTGGGATCAGTACAAAATAACTGGTCAGCAACTGGTTTAAGTGGTAGTCCTATTACAATACTAAGAAATGGACAACCTACTTCAACTTCACCTCCAGGTTGGTTACCTATAACTGAAGATATAAATACTGATTTATCTTCCTTATATTTAACTTCAACTCAACAAATCCCTATTAATGTTGCAGTTGCAGGATCTTCTACAGGTGGGGGTTCTTCCGCACCTTTTTCTTCAATAGTATCTAATACTCCAATATCACCACAATCTTATACTAGCCAACAAGCTATTATAAATTCTGGTAGACTACTATTTAATTCTAATGTTGATAACATTTTAATGTCATCTCAAAAGTCTATAGTATTAGAATCTGTTGAGGATTTAGGTATTAGATCCCAAAATAGTAAC